CATCTTTTCAGGTGATGCTGTTTTTTGTTTAAATACTTGAGCTACCTTTTTACCTTTTTTATCACAAGCCCAACAATGCCAAGGATTCTCTCCTTTTTGGTTTTCAGTAAAATTAATTTCTAATTTAGGTTTATGGTGATTACAGAAGGGACAACTATAAGCGTAGTTACCTCTTGCTGTTGGTTTACCAGTTCCTAATACAGAGTTTACTAAGGCAATCAGTGGTTGATTGAGCATATACAGTAATGTACAAACTTAATCTTGCGTAGCAAAGTCTTTGGTGAAAAATTTTCCTAAAATATTATCATTAAAATACTTATCAGGTTTTTCTAATACACCATATGCGAATAAATACTTACACTCATGGTAAGTAAGAAGTTTTTTATTAAAAACAAACTGTAATATCTCACGGGTAAAGTCCTCTTGTTTACCTCCTTTAATGAGTTCTACAATTTGTTTTGTAGATCCGTAATACGTTTTCCAATCAGATTCCTTTTGAACTACTTGAGTAGTAGGTTTACGACCTCTACCCGTTTGCTCGGCCAGTTCTTTTTTGGTTAATTTACGTTTAACGTTGTGATATAACGATTTTTTTCCAATATACGATACCCCACTTGGTTTGTGAGTTGTCATGTATATAAAACCGAATGTTCCTTGAGGCATTTCCTCAATTGAATTTATAACTTGTTCTTTGTATAACCACATAATTTATCTATCTATGTTTATAAGTATTGTAGTATCTGTTGTAGGTGAAGTAGGTAATGGTTGAGCTAACTTTCCTATTGCTAATAATTGTTGAGCCTCATTATAAAGTCCTATTGTTGTAATATAAGGACTGAAATAAGATGAGGTACAATATGGAGCTAAAACATCAGTTGATCCTGAGGTTAAAATAGAGGGATTTAAACTTACATTAAATTCATTTTCACTAATAGTACACTTATATTGTGTTTCATAAATTGTAAGAGATGAAGAAAACGAACAAGTTACGTTAGGTGATGTTACTACATCTTGTATAATATTAGCACCAGAACCTCCATAAAGAGAAGTACCATAAATAGCTGTTCCGTAAACGGCTCCTGCTGATTGTGATCCTACTGTAACAATAGCTAACCCATGAGGATAAAATATATTACCACAGTAAGTATCTGTAGTACTGTAGTATAAGTTTCCTTCTCCATCATCATATATACTTCCACTTGGGGTAGTAAATCTAAAAGAACCAGGTTGAATATAGTTTCCAAATAATTTAGATGGAATAGAAATAACTGCTATTTCAGCATTTGATTCTGTTGGAAAACTTTTAGCAAAAGTTAAAGATGTTTGAGGGTAATTAAAATATCTACCAGCAGATGAAGTTCCACCTACTAAAACATCTCCTGCTGTATCCTCACCAGGAAAAATACTTGCTGTATTTACAGGTGAACCATAACTAGAGGATAAATTTAAATAATTTGAGTAATAAAGTTCTTCAATAGAACGATAAACTAATTGTTGATACTGAGTATCAACTTGACCTGTTGTAGGAGCAGTTGCTGAATCAAAGTTTGAGGTAGTTATATTAACTCCCAAATACCTATCAATTCCAACATAAGAGCTAGTTAAAGCCGCAGCCCCCTCGTAGTAAAATAATTTATTTACTTCGAACGGAGCAATTATAATATCCGATGCTAGAAATTGTTTGTAGGCGCTCATTCATTTTAGAAATCAAGTTTAACTCTCACAAGAGCTTCTTTAGTAAAATCTTTTAACAATGGTCTAGAAAGTTTAGCTACAGCTAATAATTGGTTTGTATCGTTATATAAACCAATGGTAGTAATATAAACTTGAGGATTATTAATAAAGTTACTATATAATACTTCGCCAGTTGAACCTGAAATAAATGAAGGGTTTTCTGAGTAGTTGAATTCTGTACTTCTTGGTCTTACAAACACATAATCTGAAGTAATTGATTCTTGTGAGTTTAAGTAGAAGTTTGCAGATGCTGAAATTGCTCTGTATAATTGAGCATTTGCATTAGTTGCTGAAGAATAAGTTGCTGAACCTGAAAAACCTGAACCGCTGTAAGCAAAAGCAATACCTCCACTAATAGCAGGAGCAGCTAAAGCTAATGGATTTAAAATAATAGTTCCAATATCAGGTAATAACCAACCATAAGAACCAGAGTTAGCTGAGTAACCATCTGCTGTTGTTGCTGAACCTGTATATCTAACACCTTGTGATCCTGATATTAATTGAAATACTCTACCTGCTGGACCATAAGTTACGTTAGAAACATAGTTACTATTATCTGTTACTGTAACAAATCCTCCACTACCTGAAAGTTTAAGTGCTAAAGAACCTAAAAATAAAGATTCTTTATAGCAAGCTCTTTCCATTGACAAAGCAAAGAAATCAGATGAGGAAACAGCTCCAAATACAAAATTGGTATAAGAGTTTCCAATAGTTAAATCTTGCCACTGTCCCCAAACTGTTGAAGTTGGAGATAAACCGTTTACTATATTATTATAGACACGACTACCACTACCAAAAGAATTACCATAAGCAATTGCAAATTGGATTGAAGAAGTAGCTGCTGCATCATAAACGTTTAAATAATAATTACCAGCTGTTCCGTTTGCTTGAACAGAAGAGGTAAAATATGTTGTAAGGTTGGCACTGCCACTAGTCCATAAAGGAGCGGAAACAGCATCTGTGCTTACTAAGAAATCTTCGGGTGCTAATCTTGCAAAAGACATTTTTTATATATTAAGATACTTTAGTTACAGTTACAGGAATTGTCGTACGAGCACCACTGTCTCTACCTTCGATAGTTAAAGATGCTTGTAATTGAGTTAATGTTGATCCAAATAATACGTTAACTGTAGTAGCAGTCATATTAATTGTAGTGCCTACTACTGTTTTAGATACTGAAGTGCCTAAAGTTGTAGTTTGGTTTGCTAAATTTAAAGCTTGAACAGATGGTGTATTAATACCAACACCCTCAAAAGTACTAAATAATCTTATATCAGAAATAGTAGCTGTATAACCACTAGCTTCATATGTGTTTCCACCTTGATAATTTAATGTTTGAGGAGTAATTGCTAATGAAGCACCTTGTTTAATAATAATTGAAGAATAACCAATATTAATAATAGGCATTTTAGCAGTTCCACGAGGCAAAGTTACTAACTTATATTTCATGGTTTGGGTAGCTTGAGGAAATGCCTCTAACAAAGGCATATTTACAATAGCTTCACCATAATAAGCAGAACCTGAAGGATTTGTTGGATTGTACAAAGTATAATCAATTTCATCGTCTGCTAAAGCATACTGTGTAATCCTGAATTGACCATCATTTTGAGCTAGTAATTGACGTCCTACATCTGTTAAGATTGCATCAACTGTTACTACTGTATTATTTAAATATCCCATTTGAGTTTAATATTTTGTTATAAATATGTTAAATTAAGTTCTTTTGTGCTAAGTTTTGAATAATATCGTTAAAGTTAGTAGTTAAAGCTTGAGACGTATACTGTGGTAGTAAAAATCCTGTCCCACCTCCAGCATTTACTATAGATGAAGTTGATCCAACTATAACTAAACTTGGGTTTGTTACATATCTTCTAATTAAGAAATAATCTGGTGGGTAGGATCCGGTATAGGCTCTATCTAAAGTAACAAATAATTCTGTAGAAACCCCAGCATTGTAACTATGAGAAACTCTAGTAATTTGCCATACTAGATCTTCAGATCCTGATACTCTAAATTCATCATATGGTAAAATATTAAAAGGTAAAGGATCATTAAAACCAGTTCCTGCTACTGGGTTTTGCTGGTAACTAGCACTCTCAAAACCATAAACATAAGGTGGATTACCATTTTCATAAACATCAGCTAATGATTTAGGACCAACAATAGATAAATCTGTTGAAGATGTTAATACTGAAGGTGATAACGATCCAGTTGTCCAAAAATTAGTAACAGATAATGTTTGTTGTCCATTATCAAAGCTAATAGGGGTAATATAATTATTTCCTAAAGATCCACTATCAGTATAAACAACAGGCCATACTTCTACTCCTGGTTTAATTACAGGGAATGATCTTGAACCTCCATCACTACCAGCTGTATTATATAAAGTTAATGTTGGGGTTGAATTATCAGGATAAGTGTCAAGTAAATTATAATAATAAGATGAGGTTGCGTTTCCGGGATTAATTACGTTTCCTAACTCATCTACCATAAATTTAGCATGAACGTTATATGCATTTTTTAATTCTGGATTAGATGAACCAACCCAATCAAAATATATAAAGTAGGATCCTAATTGTTCAACATTAGGTACTTTTCCAATTGAACTTCCTGTAGTCATAGGTAAGTTAAATCCTGAGGATGTGGTTCGAGAACCATAATATCTTGGATTTGCTACTCTGTAAGAAGTATAATTTGAATCTTGAACTGTTGCTTTAGTAGCATAACCTCCTAAAATAGCGGCCTCATTAGATGCTGTTGAAAAACTATTATTAAAGTCAGCTAACATATATTTAGAACTTTGTCTTTCAATTTGAACATCTCCAGATAAAACTTCACAATCTTGGTCTATAAAAGCT